AGGGATTACGTAGTTAATCAGGCTAGAGCTAATCTATCTAATAGTGGTAGGAGGGGCAGTGGTAAGCTATATGATTCCATTGATGGTGAGGTTAAGGCTATGCCTAACAGCATAGGCATTTACTTTGAGATGGAGGAGTATGGAGCCTACCAGGATAAGGGGGTGAATGGTAAGCAGCGTGGATGGGGATCACCATATAAATATACTACTAAGATGCCACCTATATCTAAGTTAGATAAGTGGATAGTGAGAAAGGGGATAGCTCCTAGAGATGAGAAAGGAAAGCTACTACCTAGAAAGAGCCTGCAATTTCTGATAGCCAGGAGTATATTCAGGAAAGGTATTAAGCCATCTCTATTCTTTACTAAGGCATTTGAAGAGGCATACAAAAAACTACCGGATGAGTTAATTAATAAGTATGGGCTAGATATGGAGGAGCTCACACTAGAAGCATTAGATCAGATAATAAAAGCTAAAAGAAAATGATAAGGATATTCACTAGATCACCACACATAGTATCAGTTAATAATGTATCTCAAACAGGCAGTAAGATAGAGCTATATATTTATGATGGAGTATCTACTCCACCTGTATCTCCTACATATACATTGAGTAAGTTAATACCTGCTACAGGGGTTACTGAGAATCTATATAATATCAGCCCTTATCTTAAGGAGTATCTGAAGCATCAATCTAATGGTATGAATTATAATACTATTAATGATTTTACTAACCTGGATGAGTATACCTATGTAGAATATAAGACATATAACCTAATAGGAGGTACCTACTTCTTAGATCAGACAGTTACCGCTAGATGCTATGATGGATACGGATACTTTGAAGAGCTTACTAATGTAGATAGAGGTGATATCCTGTTAGGGAATGGCACTAAGCACTACTACTGGTATGATGCTAATAATACTCCTGCATCCATTGGATCACAGAGAGCAGGAATAGTAACTGCATATTTAGAACGTGACTGGTCAGTATATCGGCAGAATCTAATTACAGGAGCTAGCCAGTTAGATACGTATACTGTAGCAGGAGTATATGATTTATTTAGAGTGAATGGTGCATATTATAGTGCAGGGAATCTCATGCAGATATATGATAATTTGAATGTGCTACAATGGGAGGCTACATTCATCCCTAAGGAGGAGTGCCGATATGAGCCTATGACTATTGATTTTTTAAATAGATTCGGTGGATGGCAAAGGGAATTCTTTTTCAAGGCATCTCAGGAGCTGTTAGATGTAACTAATACTACCTATAACTTAATGATGAGTGATGTATATCCAATGACATTAAGCGAAGGCCAGAGAGGAGTATTTAATGCTAATGGTATTAGGAGATATACTATGAATACAGGATGGGTAGATGAGAGCTATGGGGATACCATGCAGGAGCTCCTACTCAGTGAGAGAGTTATATGGGTGGATGGAAGTAATAGAATCCCTGTTAAGGTGAATACTAAGAGTATTAATAAGCAGAAAAATATCAATAACAAAACTATCAATTACCAGATAGAGATAGAGCTGGCATTTGATGTCATTCAAACAGCTATATAATGGATAGACAGGTAAAGGTATTCATAGAGGGTAGAGCATTGGATCTATTCAATGATGAGCAGATACAGGTAAGCACTAGCATTCAGAATGTAACTGATATCAGTAAGACGCATACTGATATGAGCCAGTCATTCACTGTACCAGGTACATCTAATAATAATCAGATCTTTGAGCACTTCTATGAGAATGCTGTAGATGGCTCACTGGATTATGGCCTAAGAAGAGATGGATATATTGAGATAGATCTAACCACATTCAGAAAGGGCAGGATATCCCTAGAGAAGGCTACAGTGATTAATGGCAGGGTGCAGGATTATACCATCACATTCTATGGGGAGCTACTTAGCTTAAAGGATAAATTCGGTGATGATAAATTAAAGGATCTGGATTACTCAGCATATGAGCATGACTGGACAAGAGATGATATAGTAGATAGAATAGATGGCACATTCCCTGATCCTGATGTGGCATGGCCATTGATCACCTCTAATAGGTTATGGGAGTATGATACTCAGCAGGCTAATTATACATCCCCTAACTATGTAACAGGCACTACTACTAATAATGATATAGCTACAGGTAGTGGGGCTATCAATCCTAAGGCTGAATTATTCCCTGCTATCAGATTGAATGTGATCATGAGATTGATTGAGCAGAGATATGCTATTACATTTAATAGTAACTTCTTTATTGATGAGAGATTCACAGCAGCCTATCTATGGTATAAGAATAAGAATGTACCATCATTCAGCTCAGCTCCTCAGGTATTAGATATTACAGGGGTTAATACCTCATCCTTTACTAACTATGATCTGAGCCTATATGTATCATTCATAGATGATAGCATTCAGTTTGTATACCTTCCAGGTGCAGGTGCATCCTATCATCAGATAGATTTTATTCCTACATCTGTATCAGGTACAGGAATCATATGGTATATTGATGTATATAGGAATGGAGTATTTTTCAATACTATTGATGCATTAGATCTATCAGTATCCGGTAACATCCTAAGCACTAACGTATATGGATTAGATGAGACGTATACCTTTAAGGTAAGGAGTGAGCAGGCTACTAACATTGATATGTATGTTAGGCATTCATTCCTGTATTATGGTGCTACTATGGTAGATTTCTTTGAATATACTACTAATACTTTATCATTCGTATCAGGTACTAATATAGCCAGTGCAGCTCCTGATATGAAAATAGCGGATTTCTTTGCAGCGGTGCTAAAGGAATTTAATCTAATCTGTGAGGCTACTGCATTAGATGAGTATACAGTAGAGCCATTACTAGATTGGTATGCATCAGGTAGAGTATTCGATATCACTGAGTATGCAGATGTGAGCAGTGTGGAGGTAGCTAAGGTGCCATTATATAAGAGAATAGCATTTAAGTATCAGACATCTGAGAGTGCTATGAATAAATACTACTTTCAGCAGTGGAGTAAGGAGTATGGGAATACTGATTATCAGTATCCATATGATGGCCCTGAATTCGTGATAGAGGTACCATTTGAGAATATGATGTTTAATAAATTCTCAGTAGAGCCATTACAGGTAGGATATTGTTTGAATAGCTCACTGGCTCCATACATCCCTAAGCCATTGATATTATACAAGTATACTGATGTGCAGGCATTGAGTAAGCATATACACTATACTGATCCTGTAGCAGGTAACAGAACATCACATTTATATACCATGTTTGGGCAGGATTATAAGGCATCTACTTTTGTAGATTACTCTTTAAATTTTGCCCCTGAGACATCTACCTTTCATCTCTATCCAATTCAGCAGAGCCTATTTGCAACATACTACTTTCAGTACCTATCCAATTTATATAACGTAAAGAATAGGCTCACAACATATAAAACAATTCTACCCATCTCATTACTTACAGGATTGAGAATGAATGATAGGGTGATCATTAGAGATAAGAGATACATCATTAATGATTTGAATAGTAACCTAACATCTGGAGAGGTAACCATGAGGCTATTAAATGACTTCATGCCAGTTAGCCCGGATGACATTATACCACCATTACCAGAAGGATAAGATATGATACATCACATAATACAGATGCTAAGCATCCACGATCATCATGGGCAGAGTGAGCTCATTGAAATAGCTAAGGGAAAGTATGCCATAGAGATATCTACTAAGAGGGTATACAAACAGGCCATGCGTGAGTTATATATGAAAAGAGCTAATAGAAAATGGCAGAAAAAAGAACAATAGAGCTAGAAGTAAAGAGTGATTCAGTAAGTGTTCAAAAACAATTCAAAGATCTACGTACTGCCATTAAAGGCACTACTGAGCAGATTGATGCATTGAGTAAAGAATTCGGTGAGAATTCTAAAGAAGCTGATGCTGCTAGAAAGCAGTTAGCATCATTAAATATAGAATATAGCAAGCTATCCAAAACTGCTACAGATCTGAGTGCTACCTTTGAGGATGTATATGGAGAGCTTCAGCCTCTAACTACTCGAATGGGTGAAGCAGAGGATAGGCTCTATGAGTTAGCTCTAGCTGGTAAGACAGCCAGCCAGGAATATCAGGATCTATTAGTTCAAGTAGCAAAATATAGAAAGACACAGATAGCTACTGATCTAACAGTAGATGCTGCTAGCTCAACCATGAGTAACAAAATGATAGGAGCATTAAGTGGAGTAGCTGCTGGTGCTGAAGTTGTTACTGGTGCTATGGGATTAATTGGAGTAGAATCTGATGATGTACAGAAGGCTATGCTAAAGGTACAAAGTGCTATGGCATTAGCTCAAGGATTACAAGGGTTAAAAGAAGCTCAGAATTCATTTAAAGAATTAGGAGTATCAATTACTAATACATTCAAGGGCTTATCATCTGAAAGTTCAGCAGCAGGTAAAGCTACCTCTGCATTAGGCCCAGTATGGAAGGCAGTAGGATTGAGTGGTAAAACTGCATTAAGTGGAATTAGAGCAGGAATAGCTGCCACAGGGATAGGATTATTAGTAGTAGCATTAGGTACTATCGTAGCATATTGGGATGATATTACTGCTGCAGTTAGTGGGGTGAGTAGTGAATTAGAGAAACAGCAGGAGCTATCTAAGATGCAAGTGGAAAATGCTGAAAGAGAGGTAGAATTATTTGATCTATCTGTAGCTAGTTTAAAATTACAGGGTAAGAGTGAGAAGGAGATACTACAGCTAAGGATGGAAAAATTAGAGCTTCAGTATAAGGAGATGGAGGAGGATATTAAGATAGCTGAAAATAAAAAGAAGCTAGAAGTAGAAGCAGCAAAACGGAATAAAGAATTTGTGAGTTTATATTTTCAAATGCAAATAGCTGGACTAACTTCATGGGCATATGTATTCACTGGAATAGTTGATGGAATATCTAATGGTATTATTTTTCTAGGAAAGAAAATGAATTCCTTTACTCAGGGATTCCAGGTTATAGTTATAGATGCCATAGTGCTACCTATTGAAACTGCATTAAAAGGAGTGAATGAGTTACTAAAAATTGCAGGATTATCTACATTCAGCGTAAAGGATATAGTAGGAGATATTAAGGGCTCAATGAAAGAGGTTACTGATGTAGGTAATAAATTTATTCAAAAATTAGAAGGCACTACATTAAGTAAAGATCTGTTTAATTTGACTAAAGAATATGCTGCAGATCCATTAGCAAAATTGATTTTTGATCCAGAAGAAATAGCTAAGGAATCAGGTAAGGAGATTGATGCATTAAAGTTAGCACTTAAAAAAACTGAGAATGAAATAGATCAATCTAAATTAAACATCCAACAGATAGATGCAGATGCAGCTCAAAAGGCTGCAGATCAGCAGAAGAAAATAGATGATGAAAAGAATAAGGCTATCCAGGATTACAATGATAAATTAAGAGCTTATTATGATGCTTTAGAGGCAGAGAGACAGGCACAGATAACAGATGAAAGAGAGAAGGAGCTACAGGCTATTAGGAATAAATATGAGGCCCTGTATAAATTAGCAGATGAAGCTGGACAGGATACCTCTGATTTAATGAAAGAGCAGGGTGAGAAGGAGCAAGCTATTAATAAAAAGTTTGATTTATTAGAGATTGAGGCTCAGAAAGAGAAAGATAAGAAGCTCCAGGATATGATGAAGCAGATGGATGATTATGCCATCAAACAATTCATAACTGCAGAAGAGTTAAAGATATCAATCATGCAGGATGGTATAGATAAACAGGCAGCCATCCGTAAATTAGCCTATGATAAAGAACAGATAGAGCTACAGAATAAGCTAGATACTGGGTTAATTACAATGGATGAATTCCAGATAGCATCCAGAGCTAATAATAAAGCATATCAGGATGCATTGATAGCAGATAATCAGGCAGCATATAAGAAAGATGTGGATGAGCAGAAGGCTGCATATGAGCAGAAGGCTGCAATACAATCACAATATGCAGATATAGCTAGCCAGGCAGCTAATTTGATTAAGGATATTCTAGGTAAAAGTAAAGCAGCACAGAAAACTGCTGTAATAGTAGAGAGTGCTGCAGGTATAGCTAAGATGATTATCTCTAATAAGTTAGCTAATATAGGTGCATTGGCTACTCCTCAGGCTATTGCTACCAGTGGTGCTGCTGCTGCTCCTGTTATTGCGGCTAATAATATATCATTAGGGATAGGAATAGCTGCTAACTTAGCTGCTACTGCTAAGGCATTGAAAGAAATAGGAGGAGGAGGCTCTGCTCCATCTGCTCCATCTGCATCAGGAGGAGGAGGTACTTCTGGAGGAGGTACAGGTGGTGGAATAATGGCTCCTAACTTTAACGTAGTAGGTAACAATGGGCTGAATCAGTTAGCTCAGTTACAACAGCAACCAATTAAAGCCTATGTAGTAGGTAGTGAGGTAACTACTCAGCAGGCACTAGATAGAAATAGAATAACTAACGCAACACTATAATGAAAATAATTGAGCTAATCCTGGATGATAAGGATAAAGAGATGGGAGTATATGCTGTATCCGTAGTAGAGGATCCTGCTATAGAGGAAAATTTCATCAAATTAAGTAAAGAATCTATAGAGCTGGCTACAGTAGATAAAGAAAAAAAGCTACTCATGGGGCCTGCATTGATACCTAATAAGCAGATATTCAGAAAGAATCCTAAGCATGGTGAATTCTATATCTACTTTAGTGAGGATACAGTGAGAAAAGCTAGTGAGATGTTCTTTATTAACAGCAACCATCAGAAGGCTACCTATGAGCATGATAAAGAAATAGATGGGATGACTGTAGTCGAATCCTGGATTATTGATGATCCTGAGAAAGATAAGAGTGCAGCCTATGGATTCTCACTACCTAAGGGTACATGGATGATCAGTATGAAGGTGAATAATCCGGATGTATGGAAAAAAGTAAAGGATGGTGAGGTAAAGGGATTCTCTATAGAGGGATACTTCGCAGATAAGTATGAGATGGCTATGGAAACTTCCATGCGTAAAACTATGGATGAAGAGAAGGAGTATATCATAGAGCAGATTAAGAAGGTGATGAGAGGGCAGGAGCTAGAGGATGAGAGCTATAATGATTATCCATCTGTAGTGAGAAGGAACGCCAGAAGAGGCATAGCATTAAATGAAAAGAATGGGAATAAATGTGCTACTCAGGTAGGTAAGATACGAGCTCAGCAGTTAGCTAATGGTGAGAAGGTAAGTATGGAAACCATTAAAAGAATGTATAGCTACCTATCCAGAGCTGAGGTATATTATGATCAGGGAGATAGTAGTGATTGTGGATATATCAGCTATCTACTATGGGGTGGAAAGGCTGCATTAAACTGGGCTAAAAGTAAAATAGATCAGCATGGCGAAGATTAAGGCATCAGCAGGTATATCATTCGTAAGAAAGCCTAGAAAAAAAAGGCCAGGTATTCATTCTAAATGCAAGGCATCCAATATGAAAGGGGCAAAGAATTACATTAAACTATATAAAGGACAGGGAAAATGAATAAAGAAAAAAGAAGTAAGAGCTCACCTAAGGGTGGCAAAAGAGGGTGCCTATGTAAGGATGGTACCTATTCTGCTAAGTGCTGTGATGGATCATTACAGGCACAGGGGATAGGCAATATCACAAATAACAATGCTGGTAACATTACTAACGTAGTACAGATAAGGCAAATTAACTAAAAATGGAACAGAGTATTAATTAATGAGTTATAAATAAAAAAACATGAAAGAATCAATTTTATCACGTATCTCTGCACTTCTCGGAATGGAGAAAGTAGAGCTAGCATCCATGAAGTTAATGGATGGAGTAACTATACTAGAGGCTGATGCATTTGAGCCAGGTATGGAAGTATTTATCGTAACTGAGGATGAGCAGCGTATTGCTTTGCCTGTAGGTGAGTATGAGCTAGAGGATGGGAGAATGTTAGTAGTAGCTACTGAGGGAGTTATTGCTGAGATTAAAGAGAAAGAAGAGGAGCAAGCTCCTGAGGTAGAGGTAGAAGTTGAGGCTCCTGAGGCTGAGGCTCCAATGATGGAGGAGCAAATGGCTGAAGAGGCACCTGTATCTCAACCTAAAAAGATCATCAAATCTCAAGTAGAGGAGATGTTATTCAGTAAAATAGAAGAGTTAAAGGCAGAGAATGAAGCATTAAAAGCACAATTATCTGAGCAGCCTGTAGTAGAAGAGGCTCCTGTAATTGGTGAGCCTGCTGCTAAGCCAATAGCTCACAATCCAGAGAAAGAGAATCCGGTTAATAACTTCCAATGGGGAGCTAATCGTAGAGAATCTACTATGGATAGAATCTTAAATAAATTAAACAATTAATAAAAACAAAAACAAAAAATGGCTACTTCAATTACAACCACGTATGCTGGAGAATTTGCAGGTAAGTATGTATCTGCTGCTCTATTATCTGCTCCTACTATTGAGAATGGTGGAGTAACTGTACTACCTAACGTACATTACAAACAAGTTTTGCAAAAAGTTGCTACTGATGCAATCCTTAAGAATGCTACTTGTGCATTCACTGATGTATCTACTGTTACATTAACTGAGAAAGTATTAACTACCAAAGATCTACAGGTGAATCTAGAGCTTTGTAAAGCTGATTTCTTTTCTACATGGCAAGCTGCTGAGATGGGATTTTCTGCATTCAAAACTTTACCTAAATCTTTCGCTGATTTCATTATAGCTCACGTATCTGATAAAGTTGCTGCTAACGTTGAGACAGCATTCTGGACAGGTGCTACAGGTACTTCTGGATCATTTGATGGTATCTCTACCTTAGTTGCATTGGATGCTGCTTTACCTCCTGCTCAGGAAGTATTAGGTACATCTGTTACTGCTCTTAACGTAGTTACTGAATTAGGTAAGATCGTAGATGCTATTCCTGCTTCACTTTATGGTAACCCTAACTTAAAGATCTATGTATCTACAAATATAGCTAAGGCATATGTACGTGCATTAGGTGGATTCTCTACATTATCAGGATCTGCTGGTAACGTAGCTCCAGGAAATGGTGTTAACAACATGAGCACTATGTGGTATAACAATGGTGCATTGAGCATTGATGGAGTTGAGGTATTCTGGGCTCTAGGATTAGCTTCAGATACTGCTATAGCTACTACATCTGATAACTTATTCTTTGGTACTTCTATCTTATCTGATATGAATGAGGTTAAAGTTATTGATATGAGTGATATTGATGGATCTCAAAATGTACGTGTAGTTATGCGTATGGCTGGAGGTGCTCAATACGGAATCGTTGAGGATATCGTAACTTACGGAATCGTTAACTCTGCTAACTAATAATTAATTAATCATGGGGAGTGGGTAACTGCTCCCCTTTAATAAAGAATAAAAATGGCTTGTTTAATTTCAAACGGAAGAACCGAACAATGTAAAGATAGTATCTCTGGTATCCAGGCTATCTACTTCATTAATTTCGGTGATTTCAACCCTGATCCTGTAGCAGGAGGTGGGGATGTAACCTATGATACTACTCTAGGTTATGAAGATCAGATCACTGCTATTGCTGGATCTATCACTAATATCTACAAATTTGAGCTTAAAGGTCAAAATGGGTTTGATACTACTGTTAACACATCTCGTGATAATGGTACTACTTTCTTTACTCAGACATTGACTGTTCAATTAAAAAGACAAGATCCTGTTTTCCACAAACAATTTAAGATCTTAGCTTATGGACGTCCACATATTGTAGTACGTACTAACGGCAACCAATTCTTTTTAGCTGGTCTATACAGAGGATGTGATGCTACTGCTGGTAGTGTTAATTCTGGAGTAGCTTATGGTGATTTCAATGGCTATCAATTAACTTTTGAAGCTATGGAAGAGAAACCAGCTAACTTCTTAGATTGTGCTACTGAGGCTGATTTAGTAACTTTGTTAGGA